TTCTTTACACACTCCATTCGTCAAAAGTCGGAACTCTGGTGTTTCCGCTGGTGGAATAGCTTTCGATGATTTCGGTAATTCGTGCCGTAGCTTTCATACCAAATTCATTTTCTACTTCCACAATGTCACCAAGTCCGCAGTATTCCGGGAAATTGTTTACTTCCCCAACATATTCAGAAGTTACACTCATTTCGGCTAGTTTATCCCTACCACGGGAAAATAACATGAATCCGTATTTCTCTTGTGGGGAAACGCCCTCGCTGGATAGGTCACGTGCATCCACGTACATTTCACGCCGTTCACGCCCGGTTTTTGTTCCGGAAAATACGGTTTTTCTCGCTGCTCCCTCACCTTCGCCGGCGACGAATGCGACGTTCTTGTAATTCTGCTTGTTATACGTGTATTCCGTATTTACAAGATTTTCAAATTCTGGGGAGAAAACTGCCGGGATGTTATCTTTTTGTGACCTTGTTCTATTTTTACCTTTGTACATCTCAAATGTAAATTTTCCATCAATCAGCGGCATTCGGAAACCGTATCCGTAAGACTGACACAGTTCCGACACAGATTCATAGACGTTGTCTCCGAAATATTGTGCTGTGATTTTTTCGGAAAAGCCTTTTGTTTCGCTTGTCACTGCGACTTCTTCCATCATTCGTTCCGCCTTATTAGTGATCGGATTCGAGAAATTCCAGTCTACGAGATAATTTGCCAGTGTTTCGATTGCCATATTATCCGCATTCATTCTGTCACACACTACCCGGCGATCCAGCAGGCTTTCTACACTGCGCCCGGATACTGTCAGATAATTTCCATTTTCCGCATCCGTCTTGATTGTGATTGCCTCAATGATCATGACAGTATCGCTTTCCGTGATCTGTAAGTAATAATCTTCTCGCAGTAGATCCAGATACTCGCTTGTAACTGGGAGATACAGTTCAAAATCTCCGTAACCATAATAGCGAGTTGTCCAGATTAACGACACGTAATTATCAATCAGACCGATTCTTTTTCTGTCAGTGTCCAATACATAGATATACATTCAGATTCCCTCGTACTGTTCCGTATATTCCACCGATACTGTGAGATTACTTTCCCCAGATTCGCAGGAATAACTAATTTCATTTTCTCCGGATTCCAGTTGTAACCACGTTGAGCCGTCTTGCATATCATACAAGATGTTTGTTTCCACACCATCCCGGAGAAGTGTAATTTTTTTGCCGTTAAAATGCGTTGTAATTGTTATCACATCACCTTTTTGCATTTCGACGTTCAGCCCGAAAAAGGTATTATTTGTCAGATTGTATATAACAGGGTTTACAATATCGCCGGCGTTCGCCGTGAGTCGGATTGTAATGCCTGTCGGGATTCCTCCGGCGTTGATAATTTTCGTTGTCACTTTCTCGATACGTGAGAATTCCAGCCCCGGCGGTGGGTTGATGAATGGAAATTCGAAAAGCGCAATGGTATTCGAAAATTCCACGATCTGATTTTCCGCCGATCTGAAATACGGATTGGGGCATAAGATTGAGATTTGCGCCACCTGGGAATTTGAAAAATGGTCAAGTTCGAAAGATTCCACTTTTCCGGAAATGGACACGTCCAGGGAATCATGTCGGAAATATAATGTGACATTACTCTTGATGCGGAAAAACTGATATAACATCAGTCTATTTTTTTCGATTTCCGGCAGCAACTTGATATACAGCACAATATTTCTCGTGCCGATTCGAGCGCTGTTGAATAATGCCCCGTCGCTCGTTGCGAATTCCGTTGTATTGATCGTGGCGGCAACAGGTGCCAGACCGTCAATATCGTATAAGCAATACTGTTTCGAGTTTGTGAAATCAAGAACAGCATTTGTTGACGTTTTCACTTTGGAAAAAATCACGGTCTAGCCCCCTTCAAAAGATTTTTGCTTTGGCGGTAAATTTCTAACCTGGATAAGGATTTCGGAGAGTAGTTGTTCTGTGTAAAATTCTGCACAACTGTATTTGCGGCGGCAGATGATCCTTGCACACTATTTCGCAGATCGTTTTTCAGAGTCTGCGCAGGTGCAAGCATTTTCTGCCCCATTGTTCGCATGGCATTAACTGCCGTATTGGTCTTGTCCTTGATACCCTCAGCAAGTCCCATCGGCAGGAACTGACCCACCTGTTTTTCCATAACCAGGGATGGGGAATGAATGCCGAAGAAATCCTTGATTCCATCAAGAACACCGTCTGCAAATCCGGAAATCTTGTCCTTAACCCATTGCGTCATGTTGTTAATACCGTTCCAGAGTCCCTCAACAATGTTTTTACCGATGGAGAGCATTTCACTGGGAATCTCTTTGATCTTGTTCACAATATTGTCAAATAAATCTTGTGCAGCCTCTTTACCTTTTTTGGGAAGATCCTTTGCGAAATCAGTGACTTTCGAAATGGTATTTTTCAACCACTCCCAGACCTTGCCGGGAAGATTTTTCACAGTGTTTACTACATTGTTCAAGAAATTCTGTGCGGTTTCTTTTGCCTTGTTGCGCATATTTATGCCCCATTCGGCAATTCTTGTAATTGTGTTTACAAGCCACTCCCAGACCTTGCCGGGCAAATCCTTGAAAAACTGGATGATGTTATCAATGATTTTCGGAACTTCGTTCACGATCCAATCCTTGACATTTACCGCCCAATTTCCAAGGGTGCCGATAACGGCGCCGATTGCGTAGCCGATTTTGTACGGTAGATCCTGGAACCATTGTGCGATTGCATCAATGATTTCTTGTACTTTTTCCGCAAATTTATCCTTTACATTTTTTGCCCATTCTACAACTTTATCGACGCACTCACCGATTTTTTCACCGAATTTTTCCCCAAGCGGCGAAAGTGCCTCAATGATAGATTGCCAGATTTTCGGGACGTTTTCCCATAATTCCACGATAATTTGCGGAATTGCCTTGATGATACCCATGAATAAATTAAATGCTACCTGGTACATCTGGGGAAGGGAAGTTGTAAAGTACTGTACAATAGCGTTGATGATGTCCGGCAGCGCAATAATTAGAGCGTTGACAATATCCGGAATTGCGTGTATCAATGCCATTAATAATGTCATTGCTCCATCGAGTACCTGTGGAACGCTTGTTGCGAAGAAATCGACAATCGCTTGAATAATGTCGGGAAGTGATGCGACAAGCGCTTGAATGATCTGCGGCAGTGCATCAATTAAACCATTTAACATTGTAACGGCAGCGTCGATAATCTGTGGTAATGCAGAACTAAGAAATTCCGTGATTGTGTTGATGAGTTCCGGCAAGCTTGCCATTAACTGATTGATTATCACGGGAAGGGCGTCAACGATTCCCATAAATAATTCCGTGGCGGCGGTCAGTACCTGCGGCAAGAATACTCGTACTGTGTCAAGTACGTTCTCGATCAGCCATGTAATCTGTCCGGGAAGGTCAATTTCTGTTAGTGCCTCAACGAGTCCCGTCCACAGGTCAAGCGCTGCGGTGAGAAGTTGTGGTGCAAGGGAAGTCAATGATGCTATGACATCGGAAATCATATAGACGAGTTCCGTCAACAATTCCGGCGCCATTTCAACGAGACCTTTTGCAAGCGTCAAAATAACCTGTTTCGCCGCCGATGTGATGTATTCGAAATTATCGGAAATACCCTGCGCCAGGCTCTGAATCAGAGTTACACCAACTGTTGCAATTGTCGGCAGCGCATCCGTAATTGTGGTGAGAAGATTTATTAGGATGTTTCCGACAGAATCGCCGATTTTTTCACCTGCACCGTCAACGCCATTTGTCAAATCCACGAATGCACTTGCCAAATTTTGAACATCTGGAACGATGGATGATAAAATTCCAGAACCGAATTCCGTGAACATCGCCAGAACAGGTGTAAACGCCGTTCCGATATCAGCAATACTCTGTTTCATATCCATCTGCGCCGTGTTCAGATCGATCATTGCCTTGTTGTTTTTCTGATATTCCTGCCCAAGGTCTCCGTACACGTCACTTAATGTGTCAATAATGAGTTGCTGGCGTTCTGACTCGCTGGAACAAGCGGAAAGTTTGTTGTTGAAATCATCTTCTGTAACGCCTGCCCAGTTCAGAGCGTCGGCAAGGTTGCCCGTGATCTCTCCGACTTTCGCCGTCTCGTTGATGGATTCCGCCAGACCATCGAGGGGAATAGAATCACCATATTTTGCCCAGATACCGGCAGAAGAATTCAAAAGACTGTTCAGATTTTCAGTACTCGTTCCCATCGCCATAAAGTTGGAAACTGTTGTGTTGGCTGTAGTTTCGTCACCCAACACCCCGTACATATTTTCGAAAGCGTCCTTTGCGAAATCGGCAGAGTAGCCACCGTCTTTTGCCGCAGTGGTAAGCTTTGTCATGTTGTCTGTAAATTCTTTTGATTCTTCAGTAGCGGCAGTGAGTCCGGCGGCAAGTCCGGTGACAGCTGCACCGATTCCGGTAACAACACCTTTTCCCAGAGATCCCAGGAAACCTTTTAACTTTCCGCTAGATTCTTCGGATTTCTTTCCGGTGTCCTCAATTTCGTCGTTTACGTCTTTCAGTTCTTTTTCTGCTTTTTTCGCATCGCTGCCAGCGTCTTTCAGAGCGTCACCAAGATCATCCGTTTCGTCGGCGGAATCGTCGGTTTCTTTTGTCAGATCTTCCAGGCGCTTTGTTTGCTTTTCAATCTCAGCCGCATTTCCTTTGATTGCCGCTTTCAGATTCGTAATTTTAATCTGCATATTTGCGGCGGCGTCGGAATCCTCGCCCTCTTTTTTCACAATTTTGTCAAGCTGAGTTTCGTAGTCCGCCAGAATTTTGGAATATGTCTGATTGTTGCTTGTCAGCTGCTGGATTTTTGCGCTTACACCGTCGGCAGAATCTTCCCACCGTTCGAGCCCGGCGACACCTTCCTTGAATTTGGCATTTGTTAACAGTATTTCTCTGTTTGCCTGTTGCAATTCGGATTTTAATTCGGAAATGTCAACCTTAAATTTTGTGGTGGTCTCTGTACTTTTCTTGCCCATTTTCTCACCCCTTTAGAACCATGTGTCTGGAGCAGGTTTCATTATTTTTCGTGGTTTTTTCTCTCGATTCTGATTCTTAGCGTACTTAACAGTACGGCGCATAAGTGTTACTACCTCATGCGCCGGATACTGTCTTATTCTGATCGGATCCAATCCGTGAAATCTCTCGCATAGTGATACGGTCACGTCGAAAAAAATCTCATATAGGGTGTCCTGCTCTCCACCCTCGATCAGTTTCCCGAATTATCACCAAGGCTACTGATTTCCTTGATTGCGTACCGGAATACACCGAGGAAAATCGGAACAAGTTCTTTCACTTTGGTGTGCCGGATTTCGGAATCTGTGAGACCGGGGAAAATCTGTTTCAGCAGCGGTTTCAGCTGGGGCAGTACGTGCAGAATCATTTTTCCGACCGCTACATTATCATCAATCTTGTCAACGTCGATACAGTCAACCAGATCTTCGATTGTTCCCCACATGAGATCATATTCCGATGCGTTGTATGTTTTTGCGATTTCTCCCTTATTATCATATACGTTCAGTTTCATTTCCATTTTGTACTACCTCCTAATTTTGGAATTAGACTTTTGTGGACTGTGTCGCAGACGGAACTACTTTGTTGTGTACGTCAGATGGTTTCCATACCTGCTTCGTCCACGCTGCCTTCATTTCCTCGGTCATGCCGCCGTAGCGTTCGTCAACTACAATTCCGCTCATTGCCGCATTTGTAGTGGTCTTGCCAATGGTCTGCGCAAATTTGTAAATTGTGTTAACGGCTGTATAAGTAAGTTCCGTGTTGGTGGTGTCGATAGAGTCAGATTCGGTGTTAACTTCCTCCGACGGGATCGAGAACTGACCCTTGTACTTCCAGCAATAACGCCAGTTACCGTCGGTTCCCTTAGCCTTGTATCCGATTGCGTAATACTTCGGCTTTACTTCACCTTCCATCAACATTCCGGAATCAGAATCGAATGCCTGTCCGGTGATATCCGCCAGAATTTCCAGCTTAGGCGGTGCAACTGTCAGTGTGAATGTTTCTGCGCCCTTCGCATTTACCACGATCATTCCCTTATTGTCGTAGTAGTGGGTTTCGCTGGACGACTCCACTTCCTTTGCGATTTTCGCCGTGTAAGACAGGCGTTTCGGTGTGCCTGTGGAAAACTGGGTTTCGGAATCCTCTGTTACTTCTGCGTAATAGAGATCTTCCACGCCCCGGAATTCGAATACATTATCTACTGCACTAGTAGCCATGTTTATTCCTCCTTTAATTTCAGATAGGAAACTGTGATTCCACGCCCAAAATGCGTACTTTCATCACTCGCAGCGTCGTATCCGTCGCCCCACGATTCCCATCCGTTTTCTTTCAGTTTTTCTTTTGCTTTTCTCAACGTCTCGTAGACTTTTTCAATGTCCGTCGAGTAGAAATTCACGTCGTATTCGTACAATACGCTGTTTTCCTTGTTATCATAGGCGCTTTGCGTGTTCGACGATTGGCTCCAGAATGTAAAGAAACTGTCCGGATATGGTTCATCTTCCAACAGGCTACCTTGACGACGCACGGGAAAACCGAACATTGACAGAATTTGAATCAGAAAATCTTCCATGCTTACAAGTTCCTTTCAATCCATTTTTCAATTGCCTCTTTTTGCAGTGCCTTTGTTTCGCTTTTGGTTTTTTTGCCGTAAAAAGCATCATACAGACCGGAAACCGGTGCCATTTTGGGGGTACCGTGCATAAGATAGATTGACGTAAGACCGGATGCGTCCAGGTCATAACCGATATTTATTGATCCGGTATATCCAGCCCATTCAACATCATAGTTTTTATCAAGAGATCGTTTTGTTTCTCCTGTCCAGTACTTGCCGCCAGCTGGCATATTGCCTTTCTGCATAATCGCATCCGCTTTTTCGTTGATGTGATCTTTTGTTGCTTTTAAGGCGCTTTCCGTTGCTTGTTTTAAGCCGGATTCATCTGCCATTCTGCCGATATTCTGCATGACCTCTTTCCAGCCGCTAAATTGCAAGCCAATCTTATTTTTTGCCACACTCACGCACCTCCGGAAATGGCACGGACCTTGAACTTCATGATCTGATTGCGCATACTGATATTTTCCGGCGTTCCTAATATCTCGTAGGCTTTCCCGTCGGCATTTTTTACGATGCAATCCGCCTTGATATCCGGTCTATACCATGTTTCGACGGTTGCGGTATCTTCTACCGTCAATACGTCATTGTTTGTTCGTTCTGTGCCGCCGAATGTGCGGAAAGAACAGTAGAATAATTCTCCCGTTTCCGGGTAGACTTTCTTCACAGTTCCTTTCACAACTTTCGTTTCCGGCACAAAAAAGAACATGGGGATTGTGAATGGCTCAGATGGTCTATACATCGACAACACCAGCTTTCAGTGCACAATTTTCTGCCGTGACCCGTACAACACAGATTACTGTGTTTCCTTCCGTCATAATGTCGGAAGTGCCGTCCCACTCCGCCCAGCCCGACAGATCATCGTTATAATTCGGGATTTTTTCCGTGAAACTGTATCGGTAACGTGCGTCCGCCGTGTTGTCGGAAACTGTGATTTTCACTTTCCCGGCAGATGTTCCGGGCGACGAAGAAACCTCAATTACTCCGATTCTCTTGTACACAAGTTGGGTGGCACGTTGAATGAAATACGGGGAAAATTCCGCAGAACCAGTCCCATAATTCCACAAGTCCGATACTCCACGAGTGATAAGGCCGACAGACTCAGAACCATTTACAATGTTTTCCGGAACACCAGCATCTGACAGGAAATTCTTGACATCGTCAATGTATGTCAGCAGGGTTGCATCCTGGTACGTGCCTGTGATGCCGATTCCGATTTTCACTTTTTCAAGCAGTTCTGTATCTGTCATTTGTTACCAATCCTTTCTTACTTGCTGAAAATGTAAACGCTGTTGACGTCAAGCAGCTTGCCGTCCATGATGCAAAGACCCTTGTTGAAATACTTGTTCTTCTCATCGTCAAACCAACGCTTGAACGCAATCTCCATGTTAGTGTTGATTGCATAGTCTGTCGGTTTGAGGTAGATTGCCCAAGCCTCGCCGCTCTGTGCGGTGTCGTAGTCCTTCAGAATATCCGGCTCAACCAGAATGACTTCACGACCGGCGAAACGACAAGTGAGGTTACCATTATTCGGATCGTATGTTTCCTGGTACAGCGGACGATCATTTGCGTCCTTAAGTGTCATGATGTAAGTTTCCCATGTAGCCGCAGTCATAATCATGACACCCTCGCCACGGTAAGCCAGCGGAATCTTTGCGAAAAACTTAGTTCTCCACTTTGTCCAGTCCGCCATATCTGCGGCAGACAGAGTGATCTTGTTTGCCGCCTTGACACGAGTATCATTCAGAATGCCCAGGGGCTGACCTGCACCGGTGCCGGAAATGATGATTCTGTCAAATTCCTTAACAAATGCCTCAGCCAGCAGCCGTGCCATTTCTGTCTCCAGATACGGCAGCGAAACGACCTGGGAAAGCAGAGACTGTGCAAGTCTTGCCTCTACAATGTGATACCCGAAGGAAACAGAAGTCTTGATGTTCGGAACTGCCTGTGTGTCGGAAACCGTGGTTTCTGTGATCCAAGATACAGTCGGTACCAGTTCTTCGATCGGGAATTCTACGCCACCCTTGACGTTCAGCTTGCGAACACGATTGTACAAGTTACCATAAACTTTCAGTTCCTTAATGAACTCATTCATGATTGTGTTCGGGATGATCTTGCCGACGTCAGACGTAACAAGTGTTTCGTCCTGTCTCTTCTGATAAGACCATTCGCCGGTCTGGACGTAACGCATGAACGCCTGTCGGTATTCTACAGAATCCAGAGCGTTTCCGGTTCTGTGTTCCGCAGTACGATTCATGCCGTAACTACCAAGACTGCGAGTTTCTGCCGGACGAAAAGCGGAACGCTCTGCGTCGTCGCCGGTGTTGCTGTCGTCGCCGGACTGTGCGGAATCATCGGTGTTCTGATCATCGGTGTTCTTGTCATCCAGTTCGGCAAGCTTATCCTTTGCCTCTTTCAGTTCATCAAGTACTGCCTGGAGCGTTTCGCCCAGTTCCCGTACTTCTTGTGCGGATTCTGACGCTTTAATTTTGGAGCGGATTGTCTTTACTTCCTGTTCCTTTTTCGCAATCAGCTTTTTCAGAAAATCTTTCATTTCTCATACCTCCATTAGATATTTTATTTTAAGCTTTTCCAACTCTACGTTGTTCGTAACTTTGGAAAGTGCTTTTCGAGCCTCTTCTATCGCTCGCTTATCACGAGCGGAAATTTCTGTGGATTCATACGCCGGGAATGTAACTGCGGAAACCTCTGCCACCGTTCCAATTGCGGTAATGTTCCGTGTCGGGTGGTCACTGTCGAGGTTTTCCCATTCGTCCTCCGAAATTGTGAACATGAATGACATTCCGGAAATATCGCCACGCTGGACGGCGGAATATAACGCCCGTGCCTCTGGATTGTTCTCAATATCCAGGAGAACCCGGATTATCAGACCGTCCTTGTCAACCTGGATTTGCATTGTGGAATTTTTTATGCCGTCCCGGAAACGGGCAAGCGGAATCATATCCGTATTGTGATTCACAAGGAATCGCACGTCTGACATATCCGCATCATCCAGCGCCCCACGTTTAATAATTTCATCACAGAAACCGAGATCCGTTTTTGATTCATACACGATCGGGCGACCTGTGATATATGCGCCGTTGTCGTCGGTCTCTGCCCGGATTTCGAACGTAAAATTTCGTTTATAGAATACTGACATTTATTTCACCTCTCTTGACCAGTGTAGTTATAAGTAATGACTGTGTCCTTACCGGTTGTAGTATCGGACATTGATTCGTTCCAGTCCGATGCTTTAATGATTGCATTCCACTGCTCTTCGCTGCCCTTATAATAGATGTTTGCAAGCTTGACGCACCAAGAAAACGCTTTATTACCAAATCTCGTTACACTTGCCGGAATCGTAACTTGTGTAAGTTTCTGATTAGAGTCAAAAGCCGAATCCCCAATAGTTGTGACGCCGTCAGGTATTACAACGATTGATGGATTCGTGTCAACAGTATCTGCCGTCCAAATCACTTCCGATGTTGTCGGTTTTTCCGCAACACTTGTGATTTCATCGATCATTTCGGAAATCGTAACGCCTTTCGAATCGGTTCCACCAAGTGCAGCGTATACGTTTTTAAGAGCGCCGACAATGTTCGTCGCATCCGCAGTTCCGGAAAGCTTTTCTGATAGTTCGTTCAGAGATTTCACTTTTGATTTACTCATTTCGATTTTCTCCTTTCTGGTTCAACTGGTATTCTTTCGCATATTCCACATTGACATAATTCAATGACATCATACGGACGCCTGCCAATTCGGGAAGTGGGCGCATCCCAAATGCAACACGTTTTTCGTTTTCGTACAGGCTGCCGCTTGCACCGAGCAAGTTCACCATTTCAAGCGTTTGGTCAGTGCTAAGGAAAATCAAATCTTTCGTGTAAAACATGATTTGATTCCCAAACGCCCGTTCCCGTGTCGTGAACATGGATTTCGTGAACGCCTGTGAAAGTGTTCGCACGATGGGTTCAATGGTTTTTTGAAAGAATGCCTCATATTGTTCTTTTGTGTAGTCTCCGGTCAGAATGCAGAGGGGAACACCAAAATGACGCAAAATCTTTTCATCAATAAATTTCAATGTCGCCTCGTCCACCATCTGAATTTCACGTTCGATCGGTGTGAACTCTGCCCGGATGTCAAGCGGCAGAAATCCGCTTTCGGAATTTTTCAGCTTTTCTTCCAACTCTTTCAGAGCAAGTTCCGTTTTGCCGTCATCCATCATCGTATTATATTTCACGATGCCGTTTACGGCACAGCTGGAAACCATCGCCTTTGAAAGATTGTGCAATAACTGATAATTCAGATCCAGCGTTTTTAACAGCGCATCATTATCCGGCTGCCCAAACTCATTTCCGCCCATGTACTCGTTGACAGAGTAATTTTTCCGGATGTGGATGACATCTGAATAATTGAGGGTAGTTTCGAAACCGTTTGCGAACGTGAATTTGATATACAGCTTGTCGGAATCGTCTTGTAAGATTTCAACATTCGTTGGCGCTATCGGATACAATCCGGTATACACACGAGTCAAGCTTCCGTTTGACTCTTGCCGGGTGTACCAAGTTGGGATGATAAATGCGTTATAATTAAAATACAACTGCCAAATGATTTTCTCGATAAAATCCGTTGTTGTCATGATCTCATTGGGCGCATTCAGAACGGCTTGCACATCACTGTTAACCGGAATCACGTCCGAACCGTTATTCTTGACGTGCTGGGGAATCAGCTTTTTACATTCCATGACGATACAATTTATCGCCTGCTGCACAACGTCGGATGCGTAGATATCATCGCCAAATTGGGAATAGATCGGCGTGTAGCCGTTCAGCATCTGCGCATATTTTGTTTTTGTTTTCGGCTTTCGCCGCAGTTTGTCTAACCAACCCATTTTCACACCGCCTTTCTATCCGCCTATAATCTGTTTGTATTCTGTCCGATATCGCCGGTACATCTCGTATAAGATAATCAATGTAACTGCACCGTCGATTCGTTTTGATCTTTCCGTTTTGACACACAAGCACTGGGAATGATCGTCAATTTTCAATCCGGCATTTTTGAAACACCATCTGTCCATTGCGTTTTCGTTGTAATTTACAAGTTGATGTTGTAAATCCGCCTCGCACAATTTCAGAGCATTGGAAAGTGTCTGTGCGTTCTGGAGAATCAGAACAAGATCTTCGTTTTCTTTCGTCCAGCTGTAAAATCCCATTCGGGAAATCCAGTCTTTTGAGAATCGCTGATCGTATCCGCATTTCCAGAGTTTGATATTATAGTCCTTGTACAACTTATAAAACCAATCGGCAACAAGAGATAGATCAATATCGTTTCCTTCTGTGATTGTCAAGAGACCAGCTTTCGCCCAGTCACGATATCTCGCACCTGCGTTCCAGTCGTCAGAATCTTCCAGTTTCGATTGTGGAATAAAATACATCGTGTGGATGTACTTCGTGTTGTCTCCCGGTTTCATCAGAAGAATTTTCGCACAAGTCAAGTCGGTTGTTTCCGACAGATCGACAGCGCCAAGGCAGACACATCCCCGGAAATCTTCCAGATCGTAAACTGCGGAATAGTTGTAATCTTCGAGATTGAGCCACGTTTGAACATTGTTTTGTTTGATGTTAAAATCTTTCGACAGAACAAAAATTCGATCTGCTTTGGATTTTCTTGCCACGTCAACCTGTTCTTCGAGATAGTCCCATTTTTTGATAATTCCAAGAGTGGGATTGCTTTTCACCCAGGTTTTCGGATCCTGCCAGATTTCAGCCTCTGAATCCTGGGTGTAGAGCCACGGCAAGAGTCGTTGACCACTCAAAGAATCATCCTCGCCGTTTATCACGGCACGGGCTTTTTTCAGTTCATCGTCCAAATATCCATCCACCACAAAACCTTCGGTTGTGATATTTATGAATTTCGGATTGTCTTTCAAACTCTGCGATTGTTCAATAGATTTGCCTATGATGTTTTCTTTCATCTCGTGCGTTTCGTCAACTATCGCAAAATCAATGTTCCGACCTTCCTTGTTTTTCGTCCGGTCAGACAGTTTGAAAATCTTCGAGCCGTTGACCTTGTTGAAAATGAAACGCTGGTTTCGTTTGGTGTCCAAATCATTCGGATCAATCAAACGCCGCATTGTGTCGATTGCGTCGTAGGTAATACTTGCTTGCATATCGTCGTTCGAGGAACACACAATATCGGCGCCCTCGTTTCCGACAATCAATTCTGACAGACCCAGCGCCGAACACGTCTCAGATTTTGTGTTTTTTCTGGCGATCAAAAGAATCACTTTTTTGAATCGATCAAACGTCGTGCCAGACATTTTGAAACTATAGACCGCCTCGATAAACGCTTTTTGCCAAAGCATCAAAACCATCGGCTTGTTGTAGTACGGCGATTTTGTAAGCCGAACGCAATGTTCCATGAAATCAATGCGCAGCATTGCATCTGTTGTGTCGTAGAAATATTCGTCGTTCCGGAAATCTTCTTTCAGATTTTTCAGTTCCTGCCAGAGTTCTTGACCAACCAATATTTCGCCCGACTCAATGTGCGCATGATATTCCAGAAGAAAAGAATTATCAGGTGTCCAGATTTTACGCTGATTTATTAGCATATAATTTTATCCTGCTTTTTTAGTCGCTCTTCTGCAATATCAAAGTACTTTTCATCAAGTTCAATGCCGATAAATTTTCGCTTTGTATTTATGGCTGCAATACCTGTTGAACCGCTGCCCATACAATTGTCAAGGACTGTTTCTCCTTCATTGCTGTAAGTCTTGATTAAGTATTCCAGCAATTCAACTGGTTTTTGTGTAGGGTGCAATCTGTCTTTTCCTGTATTATGCACATTTTTAATTTCAAGTAGGTTTCTTGGATAATTTGTCATTGTCTGTGTGTATGTTTTCGGTTTTACGCTTGAATAAACAGAACCATGGTTGTTTTCGTGTTCCACCTTGATTCGTGGTTTATCCATTTTGCGTACACCCTGCGGATTATAAGTAAAATTGAAACCGCCCTTTATTGAACCCTGCGAGTCATATTCCGCTTTAATATCTTCATATGATCGTTTAAAACAGCCTGTTGCAGCTTGTAACTTTTCATAGTTTTCTTTTGACGGAATAGCGAACTGCTGACCTCTTGTAAAATAGTGACTTGACATACTATTATTTAAAATTTTATCAACGTCTTTTCTTTTCAAACCACTTTTTTCAAGTTCTGCAAAGAAATATTCTCTTAAGTTTCGGTGTAAACCCACGTTGTTTTTTCCTGGTGCATTGCAGCGGAAAACTGCGACTTCTTCAATACAACGCACAGGCATTTTTTTAGCTAATAATGCACCTGTCACATAGTTCTTTTTCCAGTACCAAGTGTGCGAATATTCAGATTTATTCGAATTTATCAAGTCTGACATAAAAGGTTGATTTCCAAACAAAACCGCTGTACCATTTATTTTCAAAACACGTCTATATTGTTTCCAAAGTGATTCAAATGGAATAATCGTGTCCCACGAACAATCGGTTAAGCCATAAGGAAGATCACATAAAATCAAATCAACACTTTTATCAGGAATGTTTGACATAATTTCTAAACAATCGCCTTTATACAATTTCAACATTTCTACTTTCAACCCACTTTCTCAATGGCGATAATTCGGCGGCGTTTGTATCATCTCCAGCCGCTTTTAAAATGACTTTTACGACGTTGGTGTACTGCTGCAAAAATTCTTTGTAGAGTTTGGATGCTGGTGTAGATTTCTGTTGCATCGGATTTTCTGGATTCACCTTAATCATCGGTAGTTTCTCCAGCTGTTCAAGCTGATTCTCCAGAAATAGCATCTTATCGATCAGAGGGAGAACCGTAGTTCGGTTTGAGTCATTGACCAGTTTCAACAATTCTTCTTTGCGTTCCATGATTATCCCGTCCTTTCAAAAATCCAAAATTGGAAAATCTCATTTTTCGAGGTTCTGCGAAAATGATGCCCTTACCAACAGTTACCCCATAATACCGAATACACCGGAACGGGGAGGGGTAAAAATATTCTCACCGGAATTTTTCCCACCAGTCAGAAATATATTTTTCCCATTCCTCAACACACCTACCATCAGAAATATTTCGCAATCTTTCCAGACACTCTTCCTGTGGTGTATCGACGAATACTTCTCTTGCACCCAAGGAATTTATAAGCCGTTCTCGCTCACTACTCAACGGATACCCACCAACCACCCAGGCATTAAGCCACTTGCCTTGACGCATTCGCACCATGTCAAGCATCCGGTCACGGATTCCAAACACGCATGATCGTAAACGATTAGGCTTGATATACCTATCACATCCGCTGACACACTGCCATATATTGTCAACATCAAGGACGAAGTCACCCTCGCTCATGTTGTCACGAACAAATGTACTCTTTCCAGACAATGGCGAACCATATACAAGAAATACTTGTCTGTGATAATATCCAAGTCTATCATGTATCTTGTTGTGGCAGCGATGATGCACCAGCATAATATTTTCCGGGTTAAGTGATATCGTAGCATCATCTACATTTGCATCGGTTAACTCTATGATGTGATGACCGATACAGTCGTATTTGTGTACAATAGGTTTTCCGCAGTGTTCACAAATAACCTGTCCCTCTGCGTTTGTTCGCTCCATCCGGATAACTGCCATCAACTTAACCCACGGTTTCGATTGATAGAATCCGTTCAGCATCCGTCCACCTTGATATATACCATTTTGTTGTCGATGAATAATTCAACGAAAATCCGTGTCCAGTTCGTAATGTTCGGCTGGTTCAGAAATTTCAGCGAATACCCATTTGCACTGTCCGCCATTTTGAAAAATCCAGCGAATCCGACTCCCATGCCCTTATTGAATCGGAACCAGGAATGCACGTTTTCTTCGATGCCCTCTTCCATTGCAAATTGCACACTCTGCGGAATATTGGTGTTATTCAAAACTCGCTCGTGTACATTGTTCCCGACAATCAGCGTCAGAACTTTTGTATCTTCGTTGTATCCGCCTGTGCCGGTATGCGGTTTCGTTGTGTCCAGAATCTCTTCTTTCGACAGCGTTTCCACCCTGCATTTGTTTTCGCAGATTGCGTAACATTTTCCGTGCGCCATATCATCACCAACTTTCTGTGTTGAACATCCCTTTCGCTTTCGCCAGAAGTTCTGACGCTCGCAAACGATGTTTCAAATCTTCTTCTTCGTTCAAAAATACCTCAGTCCAGAACCCTTGAATTTCTACCGCTGTGGCTACGTGTTTTTTCGGATCGTTTTCCGTCAAGCTGTTAAGATATGTTATATATTCTTGTACCTCCGGACGTGCAACTAATTTGTGAGCATTGCCCCTTGCGTACTTCCTGGAATAGCCGGCACGGATGACGGATTGTTCCGCATTTCCGGCACATTCTCCGCAATAATAGCTTGCAACTAATTTATATTGCGGTTTTACATTCGGTTCTTTCACATTGCATCAACCAGATTCCCGTGTGTACTTTTTATCAATCCAGCCAATAACCGTTCCGCCCTTTTTGGCGCTGATCCGGAAACGACCGTTAATAATCTTGCCGTCGGTGATGTAATAGAAACCTGTTAGAACATTCGCACGTTTTGCAGCGTCACTCGATGCAAACAACTCCATCTTGTCCAGCTGGATCTTGTAACCGGCGGCAATCCGACTCGTACTAGCTACGCCGTGAGATGTAGTCGCCGCAGCGCTACCGCCGCTTGCGCCACTTCGGAAACCGTTCTTTCCGGCTTTCTTAATTGCCGCCGGATAGTCAACGGAACATTCGTTCAGATCGACGTTTCCGGAAATGCCGTATACCTTGCCGGAACTGGATTTCTGCCAGATACCGTACTGTCCACTATAGGTGCAGCGTGTGTTATACTGTGCTACCCACATAGCATACCGTTTCCGGAGATCATCGGTAAAATACGATTCCAAAAACGACTTACTGGAATACAGTCCAACCCAGTAGCCGGCTTTCTCCAGGGTTTCGAGGAATGCTTTCGCAATGGCAGAGCATTTCGCTTTCCCAAGCGCAAATTGTTTCTTTTCCTCGATGTCATAATAAATCGGGAATTCAAATGTTTTCCTGGAAAGCACTTTGAGGCAAACCGCCGCCTCCTGTTTTGCCTCCGCCTCACTCATGGCGTAGGAATACCAGTAAGCGCCAACCGGAATAGCGTTAGACTTGCATCCGGCGTAGTTATTTTCGAACTGTGGATCTTTCTGCGAAATTTCCTTGCCGTAACCAGCCCGGATAATCGCAAACCGGACGCCGTCACTTTTGACGTGCGACCAGTTGACATTTGCGTTATGCTTTGATACGTCGATTCCTTTCATTTTACCTCACTCCTGTTTTTTTCTGTCTGCGTTCCAAAATAGAACGCAATGACCGTTGTGAAAATCGTTAAGAACTTGTCGCCGTCGATGCTACCAAACCACGACAACGCACAAAATACGATTGTCAGAAAAATTGTAACAATGCTTTTGACGGTCAACAGACTCAGCAATTTATTTTTCACTTCGCAACGCCTCCTCGATATCAGATAAGCGATGTTCGCACACCTTTAACCGGTTTTCGTCTACCTCTTGTTTTTTCTCCGCCTCGTACATCCGCAGTTTGGTGTTATTGTATTCGCTCACCCTTTTTTCCAACTGCTCAATTCTGTACGCCGTCAATTTACTTCCACTCCACACCGTCAAGATCGTTCCTAACAGCGTAGCCGTGGAAAGAATAATTGATGTTATAATTTCCGCATTCATCCGTTTATCACCTGCACCCATTATACGTCAATTCGTTAAAACAAAACAGAAATAAAAATGTGCCGCAATTGTGCAAACAAGATGCACAAAAAACGCCGTAGACGGCATTTCGCACATCTACGGCGTTCGTTTTTTCATATTCCGAAGAGTTCTTTTATAAAATCTTCTGAAAAAATAATCGGGCGTAATCGGTCGATCAATTTCGTTCGGCGCTTACTGATAACGGAAACATCAACGTCAAAATATTCTGCGATTCGTTCATGTGTCCATCGTTCAAAATATTTCAGTTCGATCAATTCGAAATATGGATCTTGTTCTACTTCTTTTAAGGCACGTTTAATCAATTCGCAAAACTTCTGTGTTTCTGCATCGTCGCTTTTCCTCCAGACCGGATATTCATACAGCACTTTTTCAGTTTTTTTGAAACTGTTCAAGGCGTTACTCTTTACCAGGTCTTTTCGTTTCATTTCTGCAACGACACTTCGGGCGGTTTTCCGTGCCGTGTTTTCAATCACATCACTGATATTCATGATTTCTTCCTTTCCATAAATACACGATACTTTTTACCACCAACTTTCCGATCTGCTATTTCCAAATCGTAGCGTTGTTTGACTTGTTTCGAAAACTGAATGTTTGACATCGGCGAAAAATTATTTTCCGCACAGAAGAGACCGTACCTGGAATAGATATCACGGGTAGACCTGTTCACAACATCTGACTTTTCCACTTCCTTGAAAAATAATAAGATTGGGTTGTTATCTTCCTCGTATTCCGCCAGCGCACGTTGTACGCTTTCGGATTCCGTGAAACTGTAATTGTGCAGCACTCGTTTCAAACCCTTTATTCCCAGTTGTATCAGATATTCCATTGCGCTTTCCGTTCTCAACTTGTACTTGATGTACGGATCATAGGCGGGATCGTCTTTCGTAAATCTGGCATTAAATGGAATAATCACCAAGCGTGAAATTACTGCACCGGACTTGTCCTTGATTCGGGGAATGCTGTTAGCGGAAAAAAGGAATTTCGAATAGTTTTTCAGATCGAATGGATTTTCGCCTTTTCTTTCCACGTTGACCGGATCACCAGAAACGACCTTTTTGAAAATCGCAGGATTCGAAATAAAATCATCCCCGATATCATCGCCGACGTTTGCCAGCTTTCCGAAAAGTTCCGCCGGCTTGAATCGCTGTCCCAGCTCCGCCAGGTCAAGGCTAGTTACATTATCTTTCCCCAAGAGCGAGGATATTAATGATAGATATGTACTTTTACCGTTTTGTTTTTCGCCGGTCAAAATAAATGCTTTTCGCAACTCATTCCGACGGTAGAAACAATAACCGATTGCCTCTTCCAACAATGCCCGTACTTTCCGATCATTACAAGATAACCGGTCAAGTGTAGTGTCCACATCTACGTTATACGCATCCGGGTTATAATTCCAATCTATCTTGTTGAGAATCACAAGTTCCGGATCAAATGGGCGTAATTCTCCGGTGGCGATATTATACACACCATTTCGGAAAACAATGTATTCCGCATCGCTCATTTCCTTTTCTGTGTCGCACAATAGTTCCAGATACGCCATGACTTCGGATCGTTTCGACTTGTTAAGTCCGGGAATATGTTTTATCATTTTCGCCTCGATCGTGGAATAACCGCCCTTATATACTCCATCCTCGTACATATGCAGTTGATTGTCTATGCGGATGATCCGATATTCTGACTTCAAGAATTTTGCGAACTTGTCAAAGAGAAATGTTTTCCCATTGTAGAATGTTTCTTTCAAAAAAGCATCGTCACGGGACAACGTCAACAATTCATTCTCGCTGAGCGGCTCTTTCAAAATGTAATCGTTGATGACGTGCAGCGTTTCCCGGACGTCATCTTTCGAAAATCCGGAGCTTTGCAACGTCAAAATATAGTTGAATAACGATTGATTACGTCCGTCGCCCTGTTCCATATCCTCAAATTTGATTTTGGATTTTACGGGGAACAACCAGGACGGCAACTCTTGATATTTTTCACCATCAAGAATATCATATATAATTTCACGTTCTTCACCGTTCTTTTTGAGAATTGAATAACTGTTGGTTTTTCCACACTTAATGTCAGCAGTCAGACCACACGCCAGACGTACACCAGTATAGCACTTTTTGATTTTGGAATTTCGGAAAAAGAAGTGTTTTCCCCGTGTTGTCTTATACACACGGCAGAGAATTTCTTTTTCTTCCACAATCCGCATCAAGATTTCGGATTGTTCGAAATCGTCCACGTCAATTAGAATCGCATCATCCGCCAGTATTCCAGCGTAGCTTTCCAGGTTCTGAACTTCTTCCAGGGAGCGAAGAGGAACATTTTTGAATTTTTCTGTAGCTACTTTTCCGTTCGTTTTCACATATCCTCGAAAAAACATTTCTCTCACTCCACACCTATTGCAATTTTCAAACACCTATCCACGTGCTGCATTATCGCCGCCGGAAAATGCTCAATTGCGGAATAACTATCATCCACGTTCACACGCTGGATTTCCTCACACTGCACAACTGACATTCTTATTTTTCCGTAGCACACAACAACGTGTGTTGGTAATCCTTTTTTAAGTTTGGACGTTAGGGGAACGACTATTGTTCTATCGCAATGCGCATTCCCAATGTTATTTTGTACGACTAGCCACGGGCGGCATTTCGTTCCAAAATCCGCAAAAAATACATCACCACGTTTCAACTGTGACATCTTCACACCTCCGTTATTCATCAAATGATCTCTTCAATTCTTCTTCCAGCCGCTTATTATCTGCGTGGAGAAGCGGAATTACAATCAGAGCAAAAACAAACAACATGATTTTAAGCATTCAAAAACACCCTCATGTACGGCAAATTTTCAATCCATTCGCAAAACTTCCGCCATTCGTCGAGTTTATGATTTTTCCGGGAATGATACATATTCATCAACACTTCGTAATTTAACAGCACGGTTCGTTTCTGATTGTACGATGACGGCAGTATTTGAATGATTTGCCACCAGTACTTTTTATCTTTGGTTCGCAAATACATATTTCTATTGCTGTTGAGTAACACAACAATTAATCGCAATAGGGCTTTCGGATATAGTTCCATTTCCCATTCGCCGACACATTCTAGCTTGCAATGTGCGCCGCCATCTGCACTGTGGGAAAGATGCTCGTTAGAAAAATCGTCAACGGAAAATTCCTTGTTGCAGATCGTGTGCATCGTGGAACAACTATTTGCAACCGTTCCTACCTTGTATGTGTCGTACTCTTTCCACCAGTAGAGCGGCGCAAGAATATCACAAGATACGGTAATCATTCGCAGAAACTTTCGATGATCTGTTCCAGCTTTCACAAGCTGTTTCATCAACGTAAGATCATTTTCACCTACATTCACGTAGCTAGTCATGTGCGTTTTTATATCTCCGGCATAGTAGTTATTTTGCACAGTTTCTGTGTCAGACTTATCCCAACTGTTAAGCGGATTCCGCATTCCTCTGATTGCAGTATCCAGTCCGTGTACTTCCTCATACCCAATATTAATCACAGCAACACACCTCCCAAAATAAAACCAAGAACGAAACAGCAGAAACCTACAAACATATACCCGATAACTTTCATCAAATATCACCTTTCTTTCTATGCTTCGAAAGTTCTTCTTCAAATCCGTTCGGATACCGATCACGCAACTTCTTGACGTTCATTTGTAGAATCGTGTTCAGATCGTATCCAATCGCTTCGGCTGTTACTGCCAGATACCAAGCCACATCTCCCAGTTCTTTGGCAAGATGTTCTTTATCGAGTTCGTGTCCCTGAAACAAATGCTTCTTGACAATGTCCACGCATTCACCAGCTTCACCACACAAGCCCATAACGCCATTTTGCAGCAAATCACCGTGCATTCCGTTTGCGGTTCGCATTGCTTCCTTTTGGTATGCGTTTCCAGTGCATTGTATATGATTAACTGGACAATAACGGCACCGCGAAATAGAATTTTCGCACAAACCGAAAATACACTGATCGCAATCGTACATCTTATTTCACCTCACATCGTGTATTCCAACTGTCGATAAGTTGACTCATTACAGTTTGCAGATTATCAAGAGTACGATTGTTATCTATTGTTTTAGATCTATCAATGTTACATTTTGAACAATAGATTTGAAGTTGAGCATAGTCTACTGGGTCATTTCTCATGATTCGAATTCTTGACAGCGCTTTACCACCACAAAACGGGCAGCATTTCAATTCATTCATTTTTTCTTTTCCTCCAATTCAATAAATTTGTTCAAATACCAAGTAGCCTTTTTCACGTCCTCAACGCCGTTCTTTTTGCCATGCCGCCACAAATATTTGAACGCATTACAGATGCAAAAATTTTTCACAGCCTCCACACCCTGTGTTTCTCTCATGGCGTCGATACACTCAATAGACGTTCCTGTATAATGTGCCGGATGTTCCACGTTGTTCACCGGTGTTTCCGCAGTTATACATCTGTCTGTGATATCATTGTAGGGGCGTTCTTCCGATGTCGATTCAAAATGATTAGGATACTTCTCAGTACCAGCGCACAATATTTCACAACATTCGTTGCCAGGATACAATCCGATATCCACACCACGAAAATTACACTCTTTACACAACTCAGACAATTTCTTACATTCCTTTCAATTTATTTATTTTTTTCTGGACGTATACAATCGTATCACCAAGCGCCTCCAGATCGTCACTTATAGTGTCAAGCCGTTCCTGTGCGTCGGACAGATCACATTTGCAATCATATCCTAACAGAAGATTCGGTTCGACACCGTAAGTTTCGCAGATAAGTTCAAGCGTGTTGATTTTGGGGTAGCTTTTCTCGTTCTCGTATAGATATATGAGATTGGGAGATAGTTTCATAGACTCTGCAAATTCACGCATCGTTAAGCCTAGACTTTCCCGAAACTTTTTTAGATTTTTTCCGAATGTCAATTATTCCACCTCTACACCATAATCTTTCAAGCGTTTTTTTGCAAGATCAATGTACCATTGTTTATCGAGTTTGTCCGGAACTTTCACACCCCGGACAGACTCATTGAAAATAAAACAGTGATCGGGCGTATTCGCAAATTTTTCAATCGTCGAACCCTCTGTTTTTTGTTTTCCTATAAATCCATCATGCCGCAGTTTCGATGCGTAGATCCGGAAAGTCTTGTCTTGCAATCGCTTATTATTGTGCCATGCGCACATATACTTACTACTTACTTTCACGACTTTCTGGAATAGATTCAAATCGTCACAATTGTTGATAGTTTCTTCGACGGGAACACCGTTCATCATGTATTCGACCAGGGCAGTATTTACAATCGTGAGATCATTTTTTAACGGACTGTATTCCTGCACATATGCGCCTTTACGTTCAATTTTTCCATTTTCGAAACGAAATACATAATTGTTAACGTCTTTCTGGAAAATTTCCGTGATGACGTCGAAACCAAGCCTCATTCCGGTACGCTGTTCCCACTCGTAACATATGTCGTCGGTCTGGTAGAATGCCTCGTCCGTATCCGGAATCTTGATAATCAGACCATCGGTATTAGATTGGATAAGCTGGAATCCCTCGACAGCCTCTAATTTCTCGATAAGATCGACAAGCAACAACTGTCCGTTAATGCAGATGTTATTTGCTTGTTTTGGATCATACGCCGGCGAATTCTTGTCCTTACTGATTCCATATGTACCATTAAGTACAATCTTATATGGTGCTTGTTCCTCTTTTTTACCAGCTTTTTTCAACGCTACACGGGTATCATAGATTTCTTTGAATTTTTCCGGCGTCAAGCTGTTCCTGGTCAAGAATCCGTACTTAATCATCAATGACGGATAGTAACTAGTAACATCAACGTGCAAGTACAAGCCTTTTCCGTGATATTTCAGTAGCGCCCCATGTGCGCCGCCCCAAGCGAACGTGTGCGGAACACCTGCAATATCGATTTCCAAGCGTGAGCCATATTGTTTCCGTTTTAACTGTTCTTGAAACCAGGTCAAGACGTATTTGTATTTTGATAGTCGCAACGTCGGAACGATGTCGATTTCAAATTCGTCATCGTGTTCCATTCGTCGGCAATTCAAAATTTTGGCAGACAGTTGAACTTGTGTCTTATTGATGTACGACAATGGCAGCCCAAACGTAGTTATCAACGCCATATGCGCCGCAAAATCACTGTTACGGAGCATGAAAACTTCTATCAATTGTTCCACGTCGTGTGTACAATATTTGATAGTTTCTTCTAGTTCAGCATCCGTCAATTTCCGATCGATGTCAAATGGAACAGATGTTTCCCGAATGTCATTTCCCATGTATGATTCCAGTGTTTTCAATCCGCCGTCGTTGATTTTGGCGACGTCGTAATTGTACAGCTGAATTTTCTGGAATAGATCCGTATACGTCCAACCTGCACACTTATCATTAATGATGTAATCATTCAATGCTTTCGGATCTAGCCCCAGGAGAATATCTTTCAAAATATACTGGTCATAGTGCCGGGAATTGTATCCGCAGAAAATTTCGTCCTTATGCCGATCGTAGAACCCTTCGAGTTCCATTTCATCATTTACAATGACTGTTTTTTCTTCTGTGTAAGGATTGATAAAAACTACCAACCAATCACATTTGAAAACTTCGAAGTCAAAAAAGTTTAACATTTCAAATCACGCTCGTACTTCTTACAGATCATACAGTCAGGACGGTACTTCTTTAGCATTTCATACCGCATCTTCTCATACTCAATCCATTTTTCTTTGTACTCTTCCATATAGTCCGCATCAAATAGCAGTTCTACGCCTTGCGCAATATACACATCTTTCAAAAAGTACAGTGCCGCCTTATACTTCTTCGGTTCGTATGTATGTAAAGATTCAAGCACCCCGCCCACATCTAAGCTATATGGGCACAAAAAGCAACCCGTTCTTGTTTGTCTATACTCTGTGTATGCCCTAGACAGTGGGGTGTTGTACTTCTGAATAAATTCTTCACAGATCTCATCTGTCCAATCAAATATTGGAGATACCGATGTTACACCATCAGAAACGTGTGTGCATGGTCTTTTGTCACCAGACTTTATCCGTTTTTCAAAAACAATATGACGTTTCCCACCCTCAAACATTCGCATTCCAGAAAAGTAACCGCTCATGCCATTATCTTTCCCATACTTGGTAAATGGTTTCTTCTTCATTACATCACAACATTTATCCGAAATTTGAATTGAAAAATTTGAGTGCAGTACATGAAAATCTTTATTGGATAGCCTCATTTTAGACGATTTACATACAGAATCATCATACAATGCTCTGGCTGTCAAATATTCCGGATTTGTGATATAGTAGTGTAATCCTTTTGATTTCATCTTACTCCGGAACGGTTTCCCATACTCTTTAATAACCTGTGCAAATGATTTCTCAGTCTTGATAATCTGCACATTGCTATACCAGTTATTTTTCACCCAGTGTACGAAATCAACTGTGGCATCTAACTCAATTTTTGTGTCACAGAAAACTGCTGGGATCGCATTCTTTGGGATCGTTCCGATTTCTTCACACAGCTTTATAACAGCGAGCACAATCGTACTATCTTTTCCACCGCTGAACGATAGATAACATTTTCCACCAGTTTCATAATATAAGCGTTCGATTCTGTGCATCGCATCAGATATGTGTTTATCGAGTTCGGATAACTCTTGACCCAAAATATCCATTATCAATCTACCTTTCCGAAAAGGGAAACCACGCCCTTTTCTTTACTGCACCCGTTTCTCGCATATCATTCACAGTGTTCCCGGTAGACTCAATCCATCACATCAATAATTTCGGAATTCTGATATTTTCCGTCGGTATCCAGACAGATCAAATACGTCAACTTGTCCTCCTGCACAGCCTCTGCGATGTCAAGAATCAAGTCATTGTACTGTTCCCAGTCCTCAAACACAACGGGAATTCCGCTATCAAGACTTTCCAAAAACTCATTCGCCTTGATCATCATAAAACCATCGTTTTTCGTGCCTGTCAAAACCTGGTTTTTGAAAATGCACTGTTTCTTGTGGTCTCCCTCAATAATCCGGAACTGCGCCTTAATCATCAGAGCGCCGCCCTTAGATTCTCCGAGTTCCATTTTCTCCAGCTTTACGGTATACTCGCCGTCCGGAAGAGTGGTATTACTGTTTTCCTTAGCCTCTTTCATATCGGCTTTCATCTTGTCAGCCGGGAATTTCTCGTTGAATTTTTTGAAATCAATAGCCATTGTTATTAGTCCTCCTCGCTGTGCAGCTTGTCAAAAAATGTAACGTCGAAAATCACACCTGTAATTTCTCGATCATCGCCGAATCCGCTAGAAATAACCAGCGCATCAACATCGTTGCAATTCTCGTCCTGGAAATCTTCCCGGACGATCTGAACCTTGTCGGAACGCTCGATCATCCCGAAAGTCTTGTTATCAATGGAAATCTTTCCGCCGTACTTATCGGAAAAAATCCGCTGAATAGATGATGGTGTAGCATCCGGGGACGGCAGTTCCGCCCCTGTCAATTCTGCATCCAGCGCTGCCCCATCCATATCATCACGCATAACATCTTCATACGCATCCGGCATTCGGTGTGCGAATGCAGATACAATGTTCGCCCCGTCCGGAATTCGCAGCATCACATTTCCACACTGCAAGAACTTTCCGAATTCCGTAGAATCGAGAACAGTTCCTCTTACACCGACGTTTTTCAAAAACTTTTCAAACTTCATCTTTCATTCCTCCTATCATTCCCGTGTGCGTCTGCGCCGGGGTTTCGGCTCTTCTTCTGTGGTGGTCTCTGCGGCTCTTCTGCGCCGTCTTTCTCTGGGTGGTGTACTTTCACTGCCGCTGTTGTCTTCGTCCTCTGTGGGCGTTTCTACGGGCTTTTCCTCGCCACGTCTGCGCCGTGTACGCTTTTCCGGTTTTGGAGCGTCTGTTGACACACCGCCATTTTCTACCTGTTTATCGTGTTCCGCCATGATTTCGGCGCTGTCCTCAATAGGCGTTTCCAATTCCCAGTATTTCCGGATTCTATTATCAACCATTTTCAGATCGTTGTCAATCTCATACGTGGAAAACATTCCCAAGGGACTTTTCACAGTGTCATGCCCGTTGTTCTGCGTCAAGAATGTATATACGCCATCTTTCACCGCCGTTTTGAGGACAACACTTGTCATTCCTTCGAGTGTGATTTTTTCATCCAGCAGTTTTCCGATGGTTTTTGCCTTCTCATTTCCGACGTCGTCGCTGTCGGTGTGCATCAAGAAATACACAATCACATCATAGGGAAGATCAGTAGATACGCTGTTAATAAGCGTCCAGAAATTGTAACCAATTTCTGTAAATTTATCATAGCCCTTTTCAAACGATCTCCGCATGAACTCATTCGCCATAAGATACTGCGCATCATCAATGACGATGGTTTTCTTTTCCGTGGCGTTAATCGCTTTTGCGATTCCGGCATAGTCGTCGCCGTTGTAAGTTTCGGCGAAACGCCCCTTGAACGGAAGAGGCTTTCGAATAACATTGATATGCAAAATTTCGTCACTTTTGAAATTTCGCAGACTGGTGCTTTTTCCTGTGCCACTATGACCCAGAATAAATACAGGAATTCCCATTTTCTTTACCTCGCTTTCATTTGATTCGGAGACTTTCACCACGTTCCCCGTAGTGGGCGAATCTGGTATCTCCAGCATCCAGTAGTTCCCGGATTGCCTCCAGGTCTGCCGTTTCTGTAATTTTTACAAGATCGTCGGGAAGTTCCGACGTGTCTTTCACATCCAGAATGACCGGCGCTTTTCCTCCGTTTTTCTGGATAGAAAAGGTGAAAAGATCCGTTTTGAATTTTTTCTTACCAGTCATAACCATAGCATCAAAAAGTCGTTCCTTGATTTTTTGACACTTCGTTTCCAGCTGTTTCCGGCGCTCACTCAATCGCTTTTCCTCAGCTTTCGCAGCGGCGGCGCTAGATTCCAGTTCTTTCAGAATCTTCGCTGTGTTCTCTGCCTTAGTCTCGATGTCTCCGCCGATTGCCTCCAGCGTGTCCGCCACAACGTCAGGCGGCATCTCTGGATCGTTCGCCAGATCAAGTACTTCCAGGTACTCATTTGTCAAGTCGTACAGTGTCGGCATTTTTCTTACCTCCATATTTCCGGGATTTCCCGACGTGTCGGCACACTATCAAGTAATGCGTCGATGAACGCCGTGAATTCCTCATATTTGGACGGATACAGGACAATACCAATTCCGCCAGCGTCATTGATTTTACGGATGTTGTACATCTGTATTTCGGACGGTCTCCCGTTCTGCGCCTTGACCTCGATCCCGAAAAACTGCCCATTGACACAAGCCAGGATATCCGGTATTCCACTTTTTGTGTACTGAGCACCAGCCCAGTACTTGACGAACCAAGCACCACGACTTTCCAGGAATTTCTTAATTTTATTTTCAAATTGTTTTTCCGCTGCCATGTCAGCACCCCAGCCGTCGTAAGATTGTATCAAGTTTTCGCTCGATGCGGTCAAGTTGATCGGAATTGAGCACGGCGCATTCCTGCTTTTTTTCCAGGAACATACTTTCAGGAACTTCCAAAATGTGACACATTGACGTATACGCCATCTGTGACATCTTATTCCCACCGCTCAATATCCGCCCTATGTAGGAGGAACTAGCCCCCATGTTAACAGATAATACAGATGGTTTAATGCTGTTTTTTGCCAGATAATCGGCAAGCTTTTCCGTCTGCAATCCTACTACCATTTTCGGCGTTCCCATTTCCTCACCCTTTCAAAAATAATTTTTCCGTGAAATCGTGTCGAGTTCCCAACGTGGAATATATGCGATTCTCGATGCTACCTTCGCAGGTCAAGCGATAGTAGAAACACGGCTTTTCTTGTCCAATACGATGGATACGCTTTTTCGATTGCTCATAGAGTTCCGAGGACAGTGGCGGCGTGAAATATACAATCTTATTAGCTTTCTGGAGATTGAGACCCATTGCCCCGGCTTGATACTGGATCAAGGTCACGCTGTTGGAATCGTTTTCGAAAGCGTCGAGATCTCTTGCTTGTCCGTTGACTTCGGAAACCGGTCTATCATGTTCTTCACAGATATAGCGCAATCTTTCCAGTTCCGCCGTAAAATTGTAAAAAACTATCAATCGATCCTCTGTACTGTTGAGCAAGTCCGTAAATGCGGCGAATTTTTCCGCAGAATAGATACCGCACAACTGCCGCTGATAGAGCATATCTGTTAATGTGGTATCTCCGACAAGTTCAGTTTCTCCGATTTCAACAATTTTAGATTTTTTGAATTTTTTATATTCATTTGATGATTTCACAGAAATATCAAGAAATGTTTGCGCAGGCATATCAAATACATCCTCCGTTTTCAGAAAATCGCATCCGTACTGGCGCATTTTCCGTTTCAATCGCCCTACATTTTTATATCCCGTCACGACCGGAATTTTGAAACCGCCCATGTTCATCAATTTTGTTATGACAAATTCGGAATAATATTGCGTTTTCGAAATTTCCCACCCAAGCAGTTTCAATTGTGAATACAGATGTTCATATTTTCCGCCCGTCGGTGTGCCAGACAGGAGAATCACGTTTTTCGCATCCAGTTTCAGAATGGCTTTTGTACGTTTCGCTTTGTCGTTCTGGATCATGGAACTTTCATCTAACATCAGTGTATCAATTTTTAATTTCAACAGTTCCGGACGGCGAAATACAAGATCGTAATTTATTATTCCGATCGTCATATTCTTTGCTTGCCCACAGAACAACTTGACAGATGCGATAAATGCACCGAATTCATTTTTATTTGTCAGATCGAAAATTTCGTTGGCTGAAATATCCTTTTTATACCAGCGGTAATGTTGTTTGAAATGTTCCAACCAGTCATCTATTTTTGACTTCTGGCAGATGACCAGATTCACACGACCACCCAGCTGTAGCATTTTCTCTGATCCGGTAAATGTTTTACCCAATCCCATATCATGGTAAAATGCCACTTTATTACAATCGGCAGTTCTCGCCAACGCCTCTTCCTGGTGTGCGAACAGCGTTACCACTTGTATACCTCGCAATCTTTCAAATCATCACCGCCATTCATAACAAGTTTTTTACCGACGCTGCGAATATACGTCTTAGTATTAAGACCAATACCGAGAGCATCCGCAAGTGCCTTTGCAATAAGGTGTAAATTGTCGTAACTCGTAAACGGATTCGTTTCCGTCGGCTTTTCTCCGTTCTTCCACTTATATCCGCCGAGTTCACAAGAATAAAGAAAACTATAAATTGTTTCCCGATCTACTTCCACATACATTTCGCCACGGGAGAACTTTTCCCAGTCGAAAGCCGATTCCCGATCATCAATACCATGTAACTCAGCCGTGATTTCTTCATGCTCAGAATCAGACAATTTCTCCATAACATCTTTCGTTTTGTGGTAAATGTAATCACGAGTAAGACCGGAATTGTGTTCCGGATTCCCGAATTTCGAATTTACGTCGATTTTTGCGAACAGACGTTTCAGAGCAATTCGAGAACCTACGGAGAAATCGAACGTGTCCTCTGGACTGCATTTCGCAACGCCGGTTGTGATTTTCTCGCCGTCACGATAGCTAGTAGCAGTTACCTTGTTCCCATCTCGCAACACAACGATTTTCATTTCCGGATCGACCGGGCGTAACCAGTGGGCGAATGGAGATCCGACATCAAACCACGCTCCGTAATCATTGCAACGGTCAGCAAGAATATATCTGTAACATACTGGGCTGTGCCTTCTGTCCACGGCAACGATCTTAACAACCGCATTTTTCATCACGCCACAGCTCACACGGTAAGTTTTACCTACTTCAATTTTCATTTTCTATACCTCCATCATTTCCCCATTGTTCCGCCATCGCTCTTGCTATTCCGGGAAATGTTTTACTCCGATGTTTCGCACGATCTTTTGTAGCGCATTCCTCAAAATACAACGGCTTTCCACTACGGGAATATCTTATCGGCTTTGGCGCCGGTAAATTTGACGTGCGCACAAGGGGTTTCAAATTTCTCAGCCACAAGCAAGTTTTTTTCTTGTGGTAATTTTCAACATCTTCTTCACTTTCCGCAAAAAAATACGGATCTATGATACAATCCGGCTTACGGAATAATGTTGACATATATCCTACCGGATTTTCTACCGCAACATGATCTGCATCAGCGAAATAGCATTGCATAAAAAATACAGCAGATTTCGCAACTTTCCACAACCTATCTATCACTTTTTCCGCCGGAGTACACCTTAACGATAGATGCCGGGTAGCCGTAGTAGTGAGATATGTGCAGGGCGGATGTGCTATAACAAGATCCCACCGATCCACATGATGCGAAACACCATCCATAGTCACAACATTACCGCCCCGGAGAACCGGAAGAACATCACCAAGAATATGCCATTCCGGGTGACCTCCGGAACATTCCTGTATATCACAGCTATACGCCTCATGACCCAATCGCCGGAATTCTGTGCAGACTCTCTGTGACTCCTCACACGCAACGAGGACTGTCATTTTCAGCACCTCCAAAAATCGGAAGTAACATTGCAATCGGTACTTCCATATCACATTCCGTGTCCCCGTTCTCGTTCTTATGTGCGTTTTTCAACACGGCGAACGGGGCGAAAACTGTGACGTTGTATTCTACGTCGCCGTTCTCATTGATCTTTCTGTTTTTAATCGTCATTTTCTTTTTCCTCCTTGTCGGAATATGTGTCATAGTAATCTGTAATGATTTTTATAAGCTGTTCTGCTATCTGGTATGGAACAAGCCCATCACTCATTCAGATTTTGTTTCCTCTGTCTGCGGTGCGTCCTGCTGCTCAATCTGTCGCTTTGTATCCTGGATGCCTTCCACGTAACCAAGCGTTTTCGCCACGATCAGTTCAGACGCCCCGTTCAGATGCAGAGCCATTCCCAGAAGATTCCGGAGATTCTTTTCATCAACCGTAGCCGCCATTTTAATTCACCTCACTTTTATTTTGTCGCCTTACGGCGTGGGGCGGTCAGTTTTTAGCCGTACCGCCGGACGGCTTGAAATATTACCTATAACTGGATATTTTGTAAAATCCAGCGAAAAACATTGAAAAACACAATATAATGTGATATAATAAAAACATAATCACATACTTGGAGGTTGTATTCATGAATTGTCCGAAATGCGGAAGTGAAAATGTAAATGTGCAAGTGATCCAGACCGGGGCAAAAACATCTAAAAAAGGAAACGGATGCCTGTGGTCAATCGGTCGTTTTATGTTGATCATTTGCACCTGCGGTTTATGGCTTTTGATCGGTCGCCATAAGGGAACCGGAAAAACCAAAATCACCAATGAAACCGTTTGTGTGTGTCAGTCCTGCGGTTATCGCTGGAACATCTAACCCACAATTTTCACTTCGAATCAAGTTCGTTACCCGTTTCGGGTAACGGGCTTTTTTTCGTTTCTATCGAATCTCGGTTTATACTATTGTGTCATTCACTGTATATATTATACACCCTATTGTATCACTTGTCAAGCGATTTTCAATGAAAAGTTATACAAATGTATCTGTTCAAAATAGTGCAAATTATACAATCTGATAAACTAAATCAAAAATTACTCTTGACTAATTAACCCAATTGTGTTATAATATAAAAGAAGGGAGGTGATATAATGGAAACTAAAGAGTTACTCAAAAAAATACGAACCGAACGAAAATTGACAAAAAAAGACGTTGCCAATTTGTCCGGAATCCCATACCCCACATATCTTAAATATGAGTATGGGGAACGGGAACTAGGGTTGACCAGCTTGCAAAAACTCGCAGACTTCTACGGCGTGACCACCGATTATCTGTTAGGACGGGAGACCGCACAGGTCCCGACACAGGACCTTGCAAGCGTCGTCAAAAACAGCAACGTGCAGACGCTGGAAGAAATCTTAATTCGGAACTATCTGGAACTAGACAACGACCAGCGACAAAATGTTCTTGATTTTCTCCGGAGAGCAATCCAGGAAGAGGCTGACCGCCAGGGAATCACACTGAGCAAGTGGGAAACCGTCAAGGAATCCGCAATGGATGGCAACGGTACTCAGATCAAGACTTACCCCGTGACCGAGGGAGAAAAAGCAGATGCAGCACCACTTATAGACGACGATCTGTAATAGTATTCCCATCACACCTAACGCACATGAGCCGGCTTAACCGCCGGCTTTCGTTGTTTTCAAAACATTTTACTAATGTTCACAAAATATACTTTAACGTGCGTTACAAGTATGCTATAATATATACAGA